CTCCGCTCGCCAGATATTTCAGTGGGTCGAGGAGTCGTGGGCTAAGCCTGTGATTGGTGGCAGGTATGGGCACATGCATCCGTACTGGGCAGAGCGCGAGGCGAAGCGAGAGGCAAAGCGGGCGGTGGGAGGAGCGGAATGATCGTTTATTTGTTGCGAAATAAAATCAACGATAAGTGCTACGTCGGCAAGACGACGAAAACGCTCAAGGCGCGCTGGAGGCAGCACAAGACCGAGGCGCGGATCGGGCGTTATGACTGGCCACTTTACCGGGACATTCGAGAGTTTGGTGCTGAGAATTTTGCGGTGGAGTTGTTGGGGAAAGCGAGTTCGACTCGCCGGCTCAGCCAGATGGAAAGAAAATTCATCCGCCAGTTCAATACCGTCGCGGATGGCTACAACCACGCCTGCGCGTCCTTTGGAGGGCGTATCTGCAAGGCGCGATGCTCTGAGAGGCAGCCATTAGTCAAAGGTCACCGTGAAAAGATCGCGGATTCGGTGCGCCGGTATTGGAAAGAAAAGAAGGCAGGAGGCGCATAATGATTGCAAACAAACTCTGCCGGTCTGAGTGGGCCAACGCAGCTCGCCAGATCTTCCAGCAGTACAACGCGGCGGGGTTTAACCATTGCGCGTCTTTGACGTTCCATGGCCCGCACTACGTGACCTACGACCGCGGTGAGTTCATTCTCCAGCCCTTTGGGTCGTTTGCTGGCCATCGCCACTCGTTCGAGTGCCGTCTGGAGGTTGTGCCGGGGCAAGATGAGCCATTGTGGATTTTCATGGTGAGGGCGTGAAATAATTTGTTGCAAACCTAGCCTTGCTGTGCTATGCTTCGTTTCGTAATGGATTCTCCCTCCCCCACCAACGCCAAAGCCCCCGCCACGATCCTCCGTCTCGACCCAGCCCCATCCCGCGTCTTCTCCTGGATTGATTGGCAGGCCAATGCTCCAGCCCTCCTTGACGAAGCCAGTGGCCGCACTCTCCGTCCCGCCGGCCCGACTCTCCACGCGCGGTACAGAACGACAGGCATGGAGATGGAGGCCTGGCCTGTGAGCGAAGAAGAGGCACGTCGTATTCTTCATCCCGGCGCTGAGTTCGACTACTCGATTGGCCGAGCGTGGTCTCAGATTGTCATACCTCACAAATCAAAGCGCACAGTCAAGTCAGGCGACAGGCAAGAAACCAAAAAGCAGCGCAAGGAAGCGGAGCAGCGCGCGGGAAGAAGGTGGCTGGCATGAGTGATCCGGTCCTCACTCCCGCCGAGCGCCAAGCTATCCTTCGTCGCCTAAAGTATGGGCCGGCATTGCCGAAAGCGGAGTTGGTCAAGTATGCAAACAAATTGCGTCGAGAAGCCTTGGCGCGAAGGAAGCAGGTCGCATAATGGCTGAGAAGCCCAAGAAATTTGTAATCCAGATCAAAACCTCTGGTCGGTGGCGCCCGACGTCCTGGACTCTTTGTGACCAGCCAGTCTCAGCGCGTGCGGCGAAGGTGGCGCTGGCCAGGGCGCAGCAGCGATTTCCGGACGAGGTGTACCGGATCAAGGAAGTCAAGGTGAAACATTGAGCCCCCGTCCCCGTCTCCCCAAAACTCAGTGGAATGAAGACAGCATCCGTGTTGAAGTGAAGGCTGCCGGCTTGGCTGACGAGCCTGCCAATGTCGATGTCTTCGAGGCTTGCATCGGTGAGATGGGCGCCGCGAGACTGAGAGTTATGGTTGGATGCTATGGTCCGGGGACTATGACAAAGCCCAAGCCGGCGTACCGGTGGCTGCTTGGGGAGAGCGCGACAGTCTTGTGCAAAGATGTCGATACCGTAGAATGGTTTCGCGAGCAGTTGCTGGCTTGGTTGAAGTCGCTGGACGGCGTGCGGTTGGCGCCTGCGGACGAGCCGCCACAGGAGGCCCCCAATGCCGATTGAGTTTATACGCCAAGCGGGATCGACTGACATTTTCATCCGGGTCACCCAGGATTTGATAGTGCATTACGGCGTCGATCAATACGGCGAAGAGATGCGGAAGGCCATTCGTGAGTTTGTCCAGACTGATTCGGAAGTTCGTACTCTTATCAACGAGATGGTGCGAACCGCATTTGGACAGGTGGATCTGTTGAAGCTGGTCACGGAGACGATTCAGCAAACGTTGATAGAGGCTGCAAAGCCAAAGGTTACCCCGATAGAGGAGGCTTCCAATGCCAATGTTTGAAGATTCCATTTTCAATCCCGCCCGCGCCGTGCAGAGGGTCGGTGACTATTTTGAGCAGCGCAAGGCATTCCGCCTGGCCGCGCTCGTTGCGCTTCGCAAGCGTGAAGGTTTGCCTTCTCCTGTCGATGCCGATGGCGCCCCGCTTGAAACTCGCATAGACGATTTCGGCAACGTGGCTTATTACAACCCAGCCGGGGAGAAGGTCACGCGGGTGATGTTCTCTGGGGCTGGGCGTGACGGTAAACCAGGTTCGTTTGCGGTTGGCCAGCGCAAGGGCGCACGGTTGGAGGATGCTACTCAGAACTGGGCGGCGGGCCACTCTGCGTTCGAGGTTCTGGATGTAGCCGAGGATGGGCGCAAGCTGGAGGACGAGCTGCGTGACCTGCATCGGGACGCCGGAGCGGTCGAGGCCGCAGGCAGGGTCAGCCACGGCGCTGAAGGTGAGCAGGCTCCAGACCTTGTGCTCGACGGGACGACGGACGAAGAAGTGGACGCACGGTTGCAGGAGTATTTGAAACGAGGGCCACGATGAATCTGATTGTTAGATTGTACGTGATGTTGGCCGCCATTTCCCGCTGGAGTGATAACTTACGAGTTGCGCTTCTGCTCCGTGTCTTCGGAATCACTAACGATTGTAAACCTCCGATTCCTTGGCGTAAGCGTGAGGGGCTTCCTTCTTTGGACCAATGGCCGACAACCAAAGATAAGGACGGAGGGGATGCGCGTCCTGTCTGGGTTACAGGAAAAGTGAAGGTAGGCCCAGTACGTCCCGTGCCTGCTGTGTTGGAACTGGATACGTATGTAAAATCAGAGCCTCCTAAGACTGCGGGGGAGGCGCTTGCGAGGCTGCGAGCGCGTGTTGGAATAGAGAAGAGGCCAAAAGCATGAGCGCCAACGAACACGAACAGGACGATGGCGGTGGCGCGATCAGTTGGGAGGAGCGCAATCTTCAAGTCCCTGAGCGGTGCAGGCCAAGGAAACGGTTGGTTGAGATGACCGGCGCGGAGTTTGGTGAGGCGTGTGCGGATATGGCAAAAGTAGTGGAACGGAGTAAATGATGAGCCGGATCACTGCATACGAATACTTGGTCTCTAATGTTGTGAACGTCAATACAGATGCGTGTATGCTGTGGCCTTTCTACGCCAATAAGCAAGGATATGGGACTCTCACCCTGCTGTCTCCCAGCGGGAAAAGAGGGCCGGTTTTCGCTCATAGGTTGGCTTACAAGATTGTGCATGGTGAATGGCCGATGCCGAAAGGGTTGCATCGTTGCGACAATCCCAAATGCTTTAATCCGCGCCATATTTTCCCTGGAACTCCTAGAGATAATAGCGATGATATGGTTGCCAAGGGAAGACAGGCTAAGGGGGAGTATACAGGTCTTTCTAAGTTGACAGATGAGCTGGTAGAACAGGCGCGAAGAGAGTATGCTGGCGGTCTGACCAGTAAGCAATTAGCTGCGCGATACGGGGTGAGTGTCAACGTTATGCGCGCGGCGCTTTCCGGGGAAACTTGGAAGCATGTCTCCAACCCAGTTAAAATGCGTCTCTGGCGAAAGCCTCTCGCTACGCACTGCTTGCACGGGCATCCTTTTGTTGATGGGAGCTTTTACGCGACGCATTTGCCGAGCGGAATTGTGCACAGGAAGTGCAAGATTTGTTCTAGTAACAGGTCTAAAATTCGTAAATTGGAAAGAGGTAAGTGATGGCGGATAGCATCGAATCAGTCAAGCCAATTCTCACCGTGATCGACGACGAAGGTGATCTGATTATCAACTCGACCGGCCCACGTGGGAAGGCAATGGTTCAGGCTGTTCTCGCTTTGGCTAATAGCGCTCTTAAAATTTCCGTAATTTCTGACGGGGACATGAAGGTGATGAAGCGGCAGGCAGGAGCGGGGCAGCCAGCACAGTTACCGCAAACCGCAGCCGAGTATGCAGCCAAGCAATCAGCGCCCTCCGCTCCTGCCCCACCTGACATCCAGGACCAATTCGCCGCAGACCTCGAATCCGGCGTAACCGGTGAGCAGGCCACAGGAGAGTCTCCCGCGCCTACCCCAGGCCCGAGCGATCCAGTTGTCATTCCAGCCCAGCGGCGCAAACCGCAAATCTTCCAGGATGCCGCGGCGCCACCCGCTCCGGAGTTGGCTTTGGCAGAGATGGACCGGCTTCTTGCTGAGGCGGAACAGGCTGAGAAGGACCAAGTCAGGGAGGCCGAAGACCGCCGGTTCCAGGCTCAGCAAGCGGTACAAGCTGGCCAGGAGCCAGCCGTGCCAACAGAGCCTGTTGAAGTCAAAGCCGCTCCTCGCAAACGTGAACCGCGCAATCTTGCCACCACCGGCCGGCCTTGCGGCCGCTGTGCCGGCGCAGGTCAGATTGTCGGCGAGGCGGGGTTCCAAGGCGCGTGTCCGGTCTGTCACGGTGAGGGTCAGGTCAAGACGTGGGACCGCAGTTTGAAGATCAGGTAGGATAATCGTATGAATCTTCCCTTTTGCACGAATCCGCAGCACCCGGACAGCTTTTCGCGTCAGATGGTCTTCCTTCAGACGAAGGACCACGCGCACGTCTTTGGTTGCCAAGCGTGTCGTGATGTGAACCATAAGCTCTCCGTGCGCGTTATGACCGATGAGTTCTACCGGCGTGAGGTTAGGAGCTCACTTGCACAGTCAGGCGGGCTGATGACCGTGCCGCCTGTGGTCTGTCAGCCTCAGATGTACAGGCAGCAGCCGACGACGATTGGTTGGGACCCGGTAGCGCGGCGGAGTAGGGACGGCAAATACGAGTTGGTCTCGTACAAAATTCTTGGCAACGGTAATCTTCACATTCAGATGGCGGTCGGTGGAAAGCTCTGCCCCCAGATGGACGATCACGTGGCCAGCAGGGAAGAGTTCAAGACTGAAGAGGCTTACTGGACCAGGGTGGCGCGAGCTTCGGAGCTCATGCTGCACCTGTATGGTGATCCGCGCGCGCCGCTGTCGCCGGAAGAATCCTCGCAACGCGAATCCCAGATGTACTAGCGAATTTTCAACCTCGAAAGGAATCCACATGTCTCGTCTCGCAGCAGTCACCACCGGGCAGCCCACGCAAGGTTTGGGCGCCGTACCCACAGTTAAGCCAGTTCCCGCACGTCAGCACTCCTCTCCTCTTCAGGCACAGCGCGCCGAGGCTGAGGCAGCGGATCTGGCAGCGGACCTGGCAGCGGACTTAGCTGTCCCGCTTGCCGCGCCCATTAACCCTCGCAACCCCTATTCCACCTTGGCTGCCGCCAACGTCGCTGCTCAGCTTGCGCTTTCCGCGACTGAGTTGGAGGTCAGGAACTACTTCCGCAAGCTGCCTGTTGCCTCTGGCCTAGAAATGCTGGCGAAGATGAGGCATCAGTGTAATCTCGCTGCTGAGACGTTGCAGGGTCGCATG